CAAAACAGACTGAAAGAGTTGCATCGTGAAGCTAGAAAACAACTGAACAAGAGTAAAAGATGAATCCACAAATCCTGTTCGCTTTCGGTTTAATAGTTTCAATTCTTGGCTGGACGCTCATATCTGTAAGTGACTTAAAAGCTGATATGCAACTCGTTCAATACCAGCTAACCGAAATACAGGAGTCGATAAATGCAAAAACTGATTGATTCATGCGTAACTATTTTTCTCGGTCTAGTGATAGGTAGTCTCTTTTTTTTCGTAGTTCAAGCAAAAGCGGAACCTCCTAATTTTGATCAATATGGTTATCGAGACTCACCTCATCCGATGCAGGAAAAAAGTAACGTAAACACCGCAGTCGATGACATCATTAATCTCATTCTAAAACAGGGCTTTGCAGGGGCAATCATAGTCTGCTTGGGATTTTGGACGTTTCGGACGGACAAAATGAACAGAGCGATGCAAAAAGAAAACTTTGATAAACTTGCAGTTATTAGTCAAGAATGTAGCGGTCACATGGCTTCCGTGTCTGCAAGACTAGAAAACTTAGAAAGAGAAGTTGAAGCCCAGAAGACCTTAACCTTAATGAAACGGAGTTGATATGCCATTTATCGGATTACTCGCACCAGTAATATCATCTACAGTCTCGACACTTTGTGTCAGCATGATCAGTCAAAAATTGATGCTTCACGTTGTCAAAATTCTGCTCAAAAAATTAGTGGATAGTACAGACACAGAAATCGATAATCAAGTATATGATCAATATGTCATTTTGCTTGATAAATCGATTGAGAAGTCTGCTTAAATAGCACCTAAAAGGTACTATTTTACTGCGGAGAACATTTTGTAAAATTACAATAGTAGGAATAGCTATGCTCATTACACCCAATTTTAGTACCGATGAGATGCAATGTCAGTGTGGTTGCGGAGCAAACGAGATGGATGATGAATTTATGAAGATGCTTCAATCCTTGAGAGAAGAAGCAGGATTTGCATTTCGTTTGAGCAGTGCCAGACGTTGTATTAAACATAATTCAAATGTCTCAACGGCAAAGACAAAAGCTGGAATCCATACCTTTGGAAAAGCAGTTGATATTTTAGTCGGTCATGTGAACACGACAAAAACACTAAAACTCATTAAACAGGCGCAAGACATTGGTTTTACTGGTTTAGGCTTAGCTTTGCGTGGGGCTAGATCAAAGCGTTTTATACATTTGGACAATCGTGGTGTGGGTGATTTAGAAGGAGATAGACCCTCCTTGCCAGCGGTCTGGACATACTGATGGAGATTACTTTTGAGTTTGAAGACAGTGATATTATTGTGGAGTTTGAGCCTGACTTTGATGTTGACATCAACTTCTGTGACATCGAAAGAGTCCAATGGAACTTTCACAACGGAAACCATTCGCCAGTTGTGGCAAGCTTGTTCAGTGGCTCACCAGAGTATGAGTACCCCACAGCATATCTACTTCCATCTGTGTGACTGTGCTGTTGATGTGATGAGAGCGAATTATGATAACGCGACAAAGATCCAGAAAATGAGTCTTGAAGAGTCAAAACAATTTGCAGTCTTACTAAGACTTAACTGTAACGAATATCGAAACAATTAATGGCATTACTACCGATTAAAATACCTGCTGGATTTTTCCGCAACGCTACTCAGTACGAAGCAAAGAATCGTTGGTATGATGGCAATCTAGTTCGGTTCTCGGAAGGGAGACTGCGACCAATCGGGGGGTGGCAAAGACTTGCAGAAACTCAGATTAATAAAAAAGGTGCAATCGCATCACTGACAATTACAACAGCAGGAACAGGGTATTCAGGCAGTGGGACGCTAGGATTCAGTGGTGGGGCTGGATCATCTTTCGCTGGAACTTATACAGTTTCAGGAGGTGCTATTGCTACAGTAGTAATCACAAACTCTGGTTCAGGGTATACGTCTGCTCCTACTATAACAATCTCAGGTTCAACTAGCGGAACTGCGGCAGTTATAACAGCAACTTTCTATTCAGGGGTTGATCCAATCAGAGGACTTCACTCTTGGAGACTTGGTACTGGTGCAAGATATTTAGCAGTAGGTTCAGTACAGTCTCTAAGACTTTGGGATGGATCGCAGTCTTCTGGTACTAATTCACCAATTTTTGATATTACCCCTGCATCCGTCCCTTCTGGCAAAATAGACTTCAAAGATCAAGGAGACTTCTTAATTGCTGGACTTGGATTTGGATCATTAGAATATGGAGGTGATAGGAACTTAGATGGGTCGGGTGGGACTGCATCTGGAGGAGATGTCTATGGTACTCCAAGATTCCCTGCGGTAGACCCAGATATAACGGACGCTGATGCATGGAGGGACAATTTCGTTCCAGTTTGGTCGCTTGACAACTTTGGTGATGATCTAGTTGCAGTCAATTCTGGAGAAGGGTCAATATGGTATGTTGATTCGTCTGGATTGTCATTTACCAATGCGACACAAGTCGCAACTCCAGCAGTGTTATTGTCATCTCTCGGAGGATCAACAGGAGTTCCAGTTGATAATGTAGGAGTTTTAGTTACTCCTGAGAGGCACATAATGGTTATTGGTGCAGGAGGAAACGCAAGACGAATAGCATGGGGTCAACAGGAATCATTGACCGATTTCACTCCATCTGTGACTAATACAGCAGGAGATATTGACGTACAAACAAAAGGGAAGATAATAGGAGGTTTTAAGACTCGCTATGGAGTGCTTCTATTCTTCACAGATTCAGTCTGGAAGACAAATTATCTCGGCCCTCCTTATGTGTATGGGGTTGAAAGATTGACAGAGGGAGGAGGTTGTCTAGGTATGAAATCAGTTGCAGGGTCAGCAGATTTTGTAGCATGGATGAGTCGCGGTCGATTCTGGTCATACACCGGAGGATACATACAGGAGTTAGCTTGCGATGTTGCAGATTACGTTTTCTCTGACATCAATACTGATGTGGAAGGATTGATTGCAGGAGGTCACAATGCAGAGTTCGGAGAGATAACTTGGTTCTATCCAAAAGAGGGAGATGAATACCCAACTAGGTATGTTACATACAGTTATCGTGAAAAACACTGGACTACAGGTTCTTTAGAACGATCCGCATGGGAGTCATCCGATAGTTTGGGTTATCCGGTTGCTGGTGGAGTAGATGGATATTTGTACAGACATGAACTTGATCCAGATACTCAGAGTACACCCATTTTGAGAGAGACAACTGTAACTGCACCAGCAGATGTTTCAGCACTCTCAACTTTAAACTCAAGAGTAATTGCAAAAGGGATAAATACAACTCTTCATCCAAATGTTGCAACAGAAAACCATCTTTGCTATGCAGAGTCGGGTGCAATAGAGATTGGTTCTGGTAATAAGATGATGTCTGTTTCACAGATAATTACAGACAGTGACGCAGGGAACAAAGGACTTCGTATGAAGGTCACAGTACAGAACACTCCAGATGATTCAAATCCTGTAGTAAAAGGTGCGTATGATCTCACATCAGACGGATACACTGACACCAGATTTACTGGAAGACAAGCACTACTGAGAGTCGAAAGTCCTTTTGACCAAGAATGGAGGTTTGGTGAAGTACGTTTTGATGCCGCAGTGTCAGGAGAGAGATGAGCCAAACTCAGAAACCTCTTCCGAATCCTCCAGATGAATATGATCGAAACTATATGTTCGACTTAGCATCTCTTGTGATTTCAGAAGAAGCAACAACTGCAAAGACTGACAGAGATAATATTTTTACAGAAGGATCAATAATTTTAAAGGACACAGCAAATAATAATTATTATAGATTGAAAGTAACCAGTGGGACGCTAGGAGTCACGATTCTAGCAGAAGACTCAAAAGGAAGACCAATAACTTCACAAAATCCATACGCATAAGGGAAATATGATGAACCAGAGACAAGCAGGAAATGTATTAAGAAGGAATGCTCCACAAGGAGAGCATCCAGCATTTATCAATAATCAAGAAGCGTCTTGGTTAAAGGGGATGGGAGGTTCTGGAAGACCTACGAAGTCTGGATTGAGGAGTTATGCTTATGAAGGAAGGACTATGAGTAATGATGATAACTTTGGAGAGAGGGGTAGGAGTGAAAAAGATTGGAGTTATAGTCCAAGTGATATAGGGAACGTAGATGTAGGAGGATGGGTAGCAGACAAGTTTGGTGGTCGCTCAGAACAAGGGAAATTAGATGAACACGCTAGAGTGGCTGATCTTTCTCAGTATGGCCCCAATGGAGATGGGAGTTCTGGAGGTTCAGGAGTCCCACAAGTGCCAAATCCTTTATCCGGTATATCTGGTGGAGGAACGGAAACACGAAACAATACAAGTTCTTCAGTCTCAGAGATAGATAAACCAACACATGAGTTTAGGAAGAAGGTTTATGGTGCGGCTGGAGATGTTATGGATAAAGAGTATGAAACCTATGGTGATGCTACTGGTAACAAAAGATTTGCGGATGCTTCTAAAGACACTCTCGATGCACAAACTGGAGTCAGAGATATGCAAGGAGAAGGTCAAGAAGCATATACAAAAGCTGGAGAAACTGCAACAGGAGTTCAAGGTACAAACATTGATCCCATAACAGGACAGTCATTCCTGACAGGTAAAGGAGTTGATGAGTATATGTCTCCACATACTTCAAATGTTATCTCAGGAATGCAGGATAATGCAATGCGTACAATGCAGATGTCAAGGAACCAGTTAGGTGCAAACGCGCAAATGGCTGGAGCAGGAATGGGGTCACGATCTGCTATTGAAAAAGGTGTCATGGCAGGAGAAGTTCAGAGGAATCTTGGTCAGCAAGTAGCTGGAGCATTGGAAGGTAGTTATGCTCAAGCGGCTGGAATGAAAGAAAAAGATATGACGCGAGAACAGCAACGTCAACGATACAATCAGATGGCAACTGGTGAAGAAGGTAAGTTGCGACTTGCTGGAGCAGAGACAGGAATTCGTGCTACTGATGCAGGACGTAAAGCAGGATACGAAGATGCTAGTATGCTTTCTCAGGTTGGTGCAGACATAGAAGGTCGTGATCAGAATGACAAAGATTTTGCTTATGATGAATATATAGAAGGTCGTGATTGGGATAAGAACAATGCGATGTTTGGTTCAAACGTTCTATCTGGCGCACCAGTTGGAACAACAACAACTCAAAATAATCCTCAGTATCGGAACAAGAAAGTAGATAGGTTCGGTCGTATTATTACAGGAGCCGCTTCTGGTTGGCTAATGGGTGGCCCCACTGGTGCGATTGTTGGAGGTGGTCTGGGAGCAATAAGCTAAAGGAGAAATTATGTTTACAACAAGAACAGGAAAATATTCACCTGCTTCAGATTATGAGAAAGAAGTAGAACACTCTCTAAAAGGTGGAGAAGATAGTTGGCTTCAAAAGCTATTAAATGAATTTCCTACCTTACGCTCAGAACGGAATGTAGTTGAAAGACTTGAAAAAGTTCAAAGAGCAAAAGACTTTGCATCAATGTCGGATCGTATAGGACTTGATAATATTAGTGAGGAGATTAGCGATAAACAATTTAATAAAGGACTCTTAGCATCAGAAGAGAATTTAGATATGTATGATGATTCCCCAGACAAACAGGATATGTTGGATATTGAAGAGTCTGGAGGGACTATTGGAGGATATGGAACAACTGGATGGGATTCTGCTAATCAAGACCCAATACGTCAAAACGAAAGTGAACTATCTGCACCAGCATCATCTCCAGATTCTACTCCAATGTCTCCAGCAATGAAACAATATGCAGTAGGACTTTTAAAGGATTTTATGACTCCAGCACAAGATGATCCTCCACAACAAGTACGAAGTGCAGGGATCTCAAGAGGAGGTGGAACTCCGTTCCCATCTCTACTTCAACCAAAACCGAAGTCTCCAAGATATACACCAAAAGGATTGGTCTAATGAGTGAACAAGATTTGGTAGCAATGCACGAAATCCCACCTGAAGGGATTCCATACAATACTCGCACTCGTAAAGCTAAAGACTCTAGTCAGCAGGGTCTTTTAGAAGACCATAGTGAATCTGAGGAGTACGAAGGGATGTCTCCGTTAGCAATGGGTCTGTTGCAAGCAGGAGCATCTATGATGCGTTCCGGAGGTTGGAGGAACACTCCAATGACTACAGGAGAAGCGATTGGTCACGCGATCCCTGCTGGAATTGGTGGATACTATAATCAAGACATGATGAACCAGCAAGGTGAAGCTGAGTTCTATGAACGACAACAAGCGGAACAATTACAAAAGCAACAGGAAGATCAGTTACTTAATAAACAGGAGTTGGAACAAGAAGAGATGACCAGAATGCTTCTTGCTGTAGATGATTTAAAAATAGCTCATAATAGGAAAACTTATTTAAAAGGTCTTATACGGAGGGGGGGCAAGGATGCCCAAATTGCATTTGAAGAGATTAATAAAATTCTAAACAAAGAAGAAGCATTTAAAGCAGAGAAACCTTATCTATTAAAAGGAGTTGGGACTGTCTATAAGAACCATAAGGGAGATATAATAAAACTAGCAGATGAAAAAGACTCTTATGGAGACACTAAGTTTGGCACTTTTGGTCTGGGGAACATAAATGCTAAGACAATAATAAGCAGTCAGGGGTTGACACCACCTGTCGGAGCAACAGATATATTAATATCTCCAATGGCAGTAGATGGTGAAGTAAGGGGGGTTAAGACTCAATGGTTAGATGTAAATGGGGAACAAATAGAATCACCAAAATCTGAGGGAGAAGATGCAGTTTATGAATATATTGATGTAACAACCCCAAAGCAGAAAGAAGAATTTTCCAAAAAATTCGGTAATATGCCAGTTCCAGAAGATGCTGTAACAATGATAGTTTCTCCGAAAAGGAAAGCAGAATCATATAGGACAGTAAAAGGGGAAACTTACGATTTAAGTAAGGATATACAAGCTAGAGCAATTGAAGCAGATAAACTTTTAAAAACTGACAATCTAAATGTAGCACAATATAAAGCAGAGTTTCCAAATTTAGGAGAACCACCAAAAGGGACACACAAAGTTGTGGTGGATAAAGACAATAATATTACATACTTAGATAAGGCTGGAATGAAGGTGAAAGGGCAATCACTTTCAAGGGTTAATTTAGTCGATCAGTTTAATGGAACAAGTGACATATATTCTTATCATGTTGATGATAAAACTGGGAAAATCATCAATACGATTGGGAAAGCAACAGAGGTTAGGACTCCAGTTGAGAGACTAAGATTTAATCAAGACAGAGTAGATAAACTCTTAAAAGAAAAATCTCTTAATAATTTAATTACTGCTCTGGGTAATGACTATGAAGTCGATAAGACAACACTTCAAAGATACAGAGAAGGGGTACTCGGAGACTTTGACAAAACCTTTACATCTGTTACAGATCATTATGATTCTTTTGTAGCTGAAGGTGATGCGGTTCAAACTGGACTACAATTAAACAACAGAGACAAAAAAGCAGGGAAAGCAGGAGATTTATACGATAATGATAAAGCGTATGCTAAAAAGACCGGAGTCTGGGAAGAGTACATTCCAAGTTCTAATTGGAGAATAGCTGGAGAAACAGGATTAAGGAAAGAATTTAATCAGATTACCAGTGATTATAGAATTGCCGCAAGAGGACATGATGGAGTTATGGAAGGTCTTAATTCTGATAATGGATTTGGTGACATCATGGCAATCACCTCTTTCCGTATCATGTTTGAGCCAAACTCTGTTGTTCGTGAAGCAGAATTTGAGATTACAAGTAAAGCAGGAGGTTTAATACAGAGTTGGCTTAACAAACCTCATCAGATGATGAAAGGTGATCGACTGAAGCCAGAAGTTAGGGAACAGATGAAGGGGCTGGTCATAGCATATATGAAAAAAAGAGAGAAGTACGTTAATCGACATTACAATGATTATAGAGCAACAGCACAGAAAAACTTTAAGACTAATGCTGGCATTGAGCATCCTTTTAAAGCATACAAATGGTCATCACATTATGACAAAGGTGTAGCCAAAACTATTTATACTCCTGACGGAGATGTTGACCAAACACAATCATTAGATGCGGAAGAAGATGAGTGAAAAAACTAAAAAAAAGAGAATGCCCTTTAAAAAACTTCTGGCGAAAATAAGATTTGGTCTTACAAAACCAGAAAAATATACTCAGGACGGATTAAATAAATATATTGAGGATAAGGGTTGGACTCAGGAGCAGTTTAAGACAGCAACAGTCAACCATGCTTCGATCCAAGTTAGGAAAAGTAACCCTGAGTCAGTATGGGGAGCCGCTAAAGGATATTTTAGGGAGGTTGCAGATGGTCTTACAATAGGATTCTCAGATACAGTTGATAAGTACCTGACAGGGATCATAAATAACAAGGGGATTATGATTCCTCGTAAAGATGAACTTGAATATACAAAACAGTTAATTGCACAAGAACGTGAAGACTTTAGAGAAAACTCACCTATCAATGCTTTTGTGGGGAACATGGCAGGAGCAATGACAACAGGAGGAGCCTTAACAGGAGGAGCCTTAAAGATGTTGCCTAAACTTGCTCCCTCTGCACAAGGGGTAAATATAGCAGGTAAGACTGTTCCTGCTCCAGTGGCAAATGTTGGGAAAGACCTTGCAGTCAATGTCCCTCTTGGAGTGGGGGAAGCATCCTTGTATGCTCATAATAAAGGTGGGGAAGTTAATGCTGATACTGCTATCGACTCGACTGCTTATGGAGTCGGAGGAACCTTACTATCAAGACCACTGGCTAAAGGAGCAGAACTTATTGGAGACTTTGGCAGGGGAATAAAACGAGCAGTTTTCCCAGACAGTAAAAATACAAGAGAACAAGGTTTGGAAAGAATAGTAGAAGATTGGGAGTTAGACGGAGTTAATCCTGAAGCAAAGCTAAAAGAGTTGGATGAATTAGGATTAGGAGAAGAAGTTAGAACTGGATATTTAGGTGAATATAATACTCAGCAGACAGCAAAAGATGCCATGAACACAAGGGGGGCATCTAAAACTATACTTAAAAAGAATTTGCTGGAGGACATGGAAGGTAACAGAGGGTTGACAACAGATTCAATGAAGAAGGGACTAGGTTTTAATGATAATGGAGAGAGTCTGTTAAAGGGGGATATTATCATGAAGATGAAAACAGATTCAAAACCATTTTATAAAGAAGCATACGCGCTTCCTCCAATCAATAATCCGGATTTGGATTCTGTATTGAGGACAATAGACAAAACAACTAAGGGTGAGTTCTATGAGTCTGCAAAAACGATTGCAGAAAGAGAAATCGAGTTACTTCCAGATGGACTAAGAAAGAGTGCCATGCTCCCAGATGAAATGCCTTATGGTAATGTTCCTGTTGCAGTAGTTGATTACGTTAAGCAATCACTCGATGACTTGATCCAATCTGCTAAAGGTAATAATCGAAGGACTCTAATAGGATTAAAGAAAAAGATGTTAGACATCGTAGATGTAGAGACTAAGATTAAACCTCCAACAAATCAGTTAGATCGTTCTGGGAACCCATTCGATCCTAATACTGGTAGACCCCAAGTTGATCCTGCTACTGGACAAGGTGTCCCAAATACCGGACAAACCTTACTCCCCCCTCCTCAGTCACTTGTTGCAGTTGGAGAGTCACCATACGCAAAAGCAAGGTCAATCTACTCTGAGGGACACAACAACTTAGAAGCATACGACTTAGGTAAAAAAGCATACAGTAATAAATCTGCTTCTGAGGTTAAGTATGAAATGGATAGTCTGACTTCTGAAGCAGAAAAAGACTTGTATAGATTGGGAGCATCCACTGAAGCTGTTACCAAATTAAATCTCTCGACCGCTGATACAACAAATGCTTCCAAGAAAATGCTGTCTCCTGAAGCAAAAGCAAAACACAAGGTGCTGTTTAATACTCCAGAGAAAGCAGAAGAATTTACGAATAGACTCACTGCATTATCTGATATGCACAAATCCCAAAGTGCAATGCTCCCTAAATCTGATAGTGCTGGTAGTATGTTGGACTTTGCAAGAGGGATGGTGGACTTTTTTGGTGCTGGAGGTTCTTTATTAAAAAGATCAGCAGTCGTAGGTGGGAGGAAACTTGCTGATACAGTACAGAAGAAACAGAACCTAGCAAGAAATGAGGAGATGGGTCAGATGCAAATGACTAAAGGGAAGAAAGCAGTTGGAGGAATAATAGATGAGACTGAAGGATTACGGAAGAAGAAGGAGGGAGAGTTTAGTCAAAGTCTAATTAATAGGGGTCTGCTAACTGGTGCATTGACAAATACACAAGCACAAATGATGGGATCTGGAGGACTTTTACAGTAGATTCTTTTGCATATTTTTTTACTTTAAATTACTTTTTACTTTATTTTACATTAAAAAAAAAGGGACTACAAAAGTATACAACCTCTGTAATCCCTTGCTATTGGCGGAGAGGATGGGATTCGAACCCATGTTGGCGTTGCCACCAAACGTGATTTCCAAACATAATAATTGGTAATCAAGTCAGCGGTTTACCTTACTCATGCCATCTTTTTTACTTTCGCTTTACATTCACCTATTTCTTCTCCTGCCAATTCCATAGATGACGCTAAGTGTTGTGGTGATAAATGAGCGTACCGAAATACCATGTCAACTTTAGCATGACCAAGTAAATCTGCAAGTGATCTCAGCGTCACTCCTGCCATAACTGCACGACTTGCAAATGTATGCCTAAGATCATGCCAGCGAAAGTTTTCAATCCTTGCGTTTCTTAATGCAGTATCCCATGCCCTCTCAAAATTATTAGGAGAATTAGAATTTACTTGAGAGGGGAATACATAATAAGAGTTAAAGTTTATATCAACTCTTCTCCTCTGTAGAATCTCCATTAAGTCTTTAGTCATTGGAATACTACGAGGTTTGCCAGACTTGGTTTCCATTAGTCTGATATGGTTCCTTTTAAAGTCCACATCCTCAAACTTCAGATTCCATATCTCTTTCTTCCTTGCTCCAGTCTTGAGTGCCATCACAACTGCATCCCATAGGTCACCTTCACAAGACTCAAGCAAATCCTCCTGCTCTTGCTTGGAGAGATAACGAATCCGATGCGTTGGTTCTTCCAGCTTCATTATGGAGGAGCAGGGATTCTTTTCCATCCATAAGAAGTCCTTAACACATCTACCAAGCACTGCACTTAAAGATGACAGGTAGCGGTTCAAGGTTGTGTTTGATCTCTCTGGAGTCTTCAGACTATCTCTAAGGTTCTTAATCATTAGAGGTGCAGATTCGATTTCCATTTCGGCAAGAGTCTTTGATCCTAACTGTGATTTCCAGAACTTGAGGTGGAGAGTGAATCCAACCTGAGTATGTCTTGCGCGGTTGGAGAGGATGTCATCCTCATACTTTCTAATGGCTTCACCTACAGTATGCTTGGATGCTTCTGTTAGTTTCCCCACCTGAACCTTTTGCTTCTTCTCCTTTTTCTCATCATAGATTTTCAGATACAGTCTCCTAGCAAGTTTATCTTTATCTTTAGTCTTATTATATTCCTCCAGAGTACAGAGGTTGTAGGTTGGTGATCTCTTACCTTCCTCCCTCAATTCTGGCATCCTCACTCTGAGGAATCCAGTTTTCTTATCTTCCCATATTCCATTTTCTTCTCTCATCTTTTTCTCCTTTATTTAATAAGGTTGCAAGAAATCTTTTCTTGACAAACATTTGAAAAGTTATATACTATATTTGAATATATGAATATATGAATATATATTAATTTATGTTTAGTGTCAAGCATTAATTTCAATAAAAGGAGAAAAATGAATTTAAGAGAAAAGATGAAAACTTGTGGAGTCACATTAACCTCAGTTGCGAAGGAGTTGCCATCCAATAATTACCCCCAAGTCTGCAACATTCTGAATGAAAAACTTTCTGCAAGAGTTCACGAAATAGCAGAAAGACTTTGTGAAGAAAAAGCTGAGAAGTTGAGGTCAGCACTAAATACAATATGACAGATTTGGAGGAGGCAATATACCTATTAATTGTAGAGGTACGAGGGTTGAGAGCAGATTTAAAAATCTCAACAGTTAAGAAGGTAGTCTTGAAAGAGAAACAAGACCGATTTTCTAGGAGTTCAAAGTTAATTGAAAAACTTCAAAAACGTAGAGAACATGGAGATTGTTAAATGAAAAAATGTAAAATCTGTAATAAGGAACTAACTGGATACAAGACTAAATTCTGTGGCAATACCTGCTACTTGAATCATAAGTCTGAGTCTGCAAAAAAATTGATTGTACTGAGTCATAGAGATCGTTCCCCCAAAGAATGTTCTATCTGTAAAACAGAGTTTTACCCCATTCGTGCTGACCATTCCACCTGTTCAAAACCCTGCTCATCTATAAGTTCCAAACTGAAACAGACAGAACGGAGAGTAAATAATCGTAAATTTAAAAAGGTTAGGCCATTTGAATTTGCCAAAACAGACCCTTTCCTTGATAGCAAATATGTCCCAGAGATAATTTTAAAAACAACTGCTGAGTTTAATTCTTCTTCTACCACTAAAGATGAGGTTCTAGCTTATCTAAAGTCTGGGGGAAAGATTCAACAGTTCCCCGATGAAGTCGTAAAGAAAACTTCGGATGTAAATATTCCATTTGAATATACAGATGAGGAGTTATATGGGATTTCAGAGGATTCAGAACAACCAGCACTTGAGCAGGTATATGGAAATCAACATTAATCCAGTTTCAGCACCAAGACAAAATCGGAGTGATCGCTGGAGGAAACGTCCTATAGTTCTCCGATACAGAGAGTACAGTGATGCACTACGACAAGCGTGTCTGAAAGCAGGATTCTTATTAGGAGAAGCAATATATATTGAGTTCCATATTCCAATGCCAAAGTCTTGGAGCAAAAAAAAGAAAGCGAGGATGGTTGACACTCCTCACCAGCAAAGGCCGGACAGTGACAATCTCGCAAAAGGGATTATGGATTCGCTACTTCCTGAAGACTGCAAAGTCTGGCATCTTGAAGCAAAGAAATTCTGGAGTGAAGAAGGACGAATTGTATTAAAGAATAGATATGAAAAAATTTAACACTCAAATGTGCAGACAACAGCACGACCACATGAGTCTAGTGGAATACATCTCAATTGAGTTTGATAACAAAAGTACATTTGAGATGCTGGACGAATGGATAGGTAAAAATTATGGAGAGATTACAGAGGAAGATCAGATTTATATTAATGGTTATTACAAATCTGCACCAGAAATTGATCCAGAAAATCTATATGGCAAAGTCTATCGTACTTCACTCTGGTACGAATGGAATGCTGAATATTAACGTGACAACTCAAGATCATTCAACAGAAAAGCGGTTAACCTGACCAGCAAAGTAGTTGCATCTCAGAGTTGTCACAAATCCTAAATTGATAAATGAGAATTAATAAAGAAATCCTCTGGTTAGCAGAGAAAAGAATTGAAGATATTCCTATCCTTAAAAATTCAATACGAGGAAAAGAAGCGAACCTTGTTGGATCAATCGGAGAAGTCCTGTTCGAAAGGTTTATCCAAGATGAAGGACTCACTCTGGAAAAAGAAACGAGAGAGAAGGAAAAGTACAATCACGATTTTGTGATTGAAGAAGAGTTCACAGTCGATGTTAAAACGAAAGATCGGTCTGTCGTTCCAAAAAGCAATTATGACTGCACTGTTGCTCAGAAAACTTTGGATCACCAAGAACCAGATTACTTTTATTTCATATCACTTTTAAAGAAAGGAGGTGTGTTTACTGATGGATATTTATTAGGTGCGATTGATACCCCAAGTTTATTAATAAGAGGAGAAAAATGGAAAGCTGGAGAGATAGACGCTAGGAATGGGAAACGTATCAGACTCGATTGTGTCAGTATCGAAATCAAGGACTTGATCGGCAATGATGATTTTATAAACAACGTACAAGGAGCAAACGGATGGATCAGTTAGAAATGGAGTTCGGGAACTTTAAAGTCCTACAGGCAATTCGGAAGTCACAAGAGAAAAGGAATAAGGAAGCAAGGAAGACTTTCTTCCGTTTTGTGAAATTTAACTTTGGGAGGAGGAATGATATTGCCAATAATTAATCAGACTCAGATGATGAATAAAATCAGAGAATCAACTGAGTCCTATAAACCAGAAGCAGATCAGTTAGTCAGGAGTCAAGGGCTTGGTGGATCGGATGCTTCCATAATTTTAGGACTGAACCCCTTTAAGAATAGAGTCGAACTCTGGGAAGAGAAAACAGGTGTAAGAGTCCCTCCAGATTTAAGCGACATTGAAAAGATTAAGTGGGGTGTTCTTTTGGAAGACATCATTGCAAAAGAGTATGCAGATAGAACTGGAAAGAGAGTCCGTAATGTTAATAGGACATATCGGCATAAAGAGTATCCATTCCTGCAAGGTCACATCGATAAGAAGATCGAAGGGGAAAATGCTGGAGTTGAAATCAAGAACGTTGGTCTTAGGCAAGCAAAATATTGGATGAAACAACCCCCGATATATTATGAGTACCAAGTTCTCCATTATCTAGCGATTACTGGATTTGATTACTTCGATGTGGTTGCTCTTGTTGGTGGACAAGAATTGATGATTCATAAAATTCGCAGAGATGAAAGGATCGAAGAACTTGTACAGAAGGAAGTCGAGTTCTGGAATGAATACGTCCTCAAGAAGGTTCCTCCAATGCCTGAGACTGCAAGTGAGTCTGCATCTCTGTTTCCGATTGGTGAGGTGGATAAAGTTGCATACCTTCCAGTTGGTGATGATTATCTTATCGAGGAATACCATGAGAATGTCGAACTTATAAAGCGTACCGAGAAAAGGAACGATGCAATTAAGACTTCATTTCAGAACAACATGAAAGATGCGTCTGTTTGTGAAAATTCTGAAGGAGAGAGAGTGGCTACTTGGGCTACTCAAACAAGGTCTAGTTTAGACCAGAAACAAATGAAAATCGATGAGCCTGACTTGTTTGCCAAGTATTTAAGGGAGTCTAGTTTTAGACGATTTTCAGTAACAGCAAAAAAGGAGAGGAATGAGTGAAAGTAAAATAACCCTTGATAGTATCGTTAAGGGTAAAGAAGAAAAGCCATTACGTCAGATAGTGTACGGACTAGATGGAGTTGGTAAAACACACTATGTGTATGGAGCAGAGGGCATTATTGTCCTTGCATTTGAAGATGGACAAAGTGAATTTGATGGTCAGAAGATCCCTTTATTTGGGAAAGATCATGGATTCCTAGATGGTATAGATGCAGAGAGATTGATCTATGCCAATCATAAAAAGTTAGGTATCAAAACTGTTGGTATCGATTCTCTGGATAGGCTGGAGGAAAAGATATTTGCACACGTTTGTAAAACTAACAAGGTGGATTCAATTGAACAGATTGGATTCGGGAAAGGATACGTCATGGCACTCCACCATTGGCAAACCTTTCTGTCTGGTCTGGATTCCCTGAGAGCATTGGGTCTGGACATTGTGTTAATAGGACACTCACAGATCGTTAAGATTGACGATCCAACAACTGAAGCATACGACAGACATGATATTAAACTTGATAAGAGAGTCAGGGGGATGGTCAGAGAATGGGCTGATTTTGTGAGTTATGCTCAGTTTGAAACTCACTCGTTTAAAGCAGGAGAGAAGTTTGGTCAGTCTGTTTATAAAGCGTCATCTACTGGAAACAGGATAATGCACACTGTCCAACAACCTGCATTTGAAGCAAAGAGTCGAGTGTCAATTCCAAGTCCAATTCCTTTGGATTGGAAAACTTTTAAATCAGAAATCGCAAAAGCGAGGAAAGGATCAGTATGAATTTGAATTTTGATAGTACGCAAATAGTCAGTAACGAAATGCCCTCCGATTTTGGTGCAATNCCAGAAGGTAAGTATNTGGTGCATATTGCTGAGACTGAAGAGAAAATTTCCAATGCTGGAAACAAGTACCTCAATCTGAAACTTCAGGTCTTAGATGGAGAATATAAGAATAGGTTTTTGTGGGACATTGTGAACCTCTGGCATCCAAAAGATAATGTGAGAGATATTGCTAGTCAGACTATGGCAAGTATATGTCGTGCAACTGGAGTTCTTAAACCCTCCACCTCAGAAGAACTCCACTATAAACCATTGACTGCATCAATCTCCCTTGAGACTGATTCAGATTATGGTGATCAGAATCGGGTGAAGAAGTACCTCCCAAATGGTTCTGCTGTTTCTACTGTCTCTTCAGAGAAACAGGTAGGACGGATACTCGACCTCCCAAAACGAGGTGAAGACCTTCCACCAAGTACGGAAGCAACTTCGGATGATATTCCATTCTAAAGTTGGGAACTCATAAAGCCTGTGAGCAATGTGGAGAACAGTATATCTCTAATTTTACTGTTCAGAAGTATTGCTCACGTTCCTGTAAAGATAAGAAAGCATGGTCAAGGTTTAAAGAGTCTGGAGATATTCGCAGAAGGAAAGGTGGATATAATCGGACTGTTTATATCAGACTCTGGATGAAAGCGAGACAGTCAGATAATACTGCACCTTGTCATTATTGTCAGAAGCGTTTGCCTCCAGAGAATTTTGTTCTGGATCATAAAGTCCCTCTTACAAAATTAACCTCAAGAGAAGAAATGATGGATGAATCCAATTTAGTTGTTGCCTGTACTGACTGTAATATCAGAAAAGGTTCAAGTTCTTATGAAGAATTCACAAAATTACCGTTACCGAGTAACGATGGGTAACGAATAGTAACGAATAGGAAAAATGGAAGCAAATCTAAATGAAGAATTAAATATACTGGAGTTAAAGGGAGAAGTCCCGAATGATGTCTGTAAAAAAATTATTGATGTTGTTGAGAGTTGGGAAGAAGGAACTGTTGAAACTCCAGAGGGAAAGGCTAAAGGAGAACACAATATCAGAAAGAGTGATATTGGCTGGGCATACGACCAATGGATTTTTGATTATATCTGGAAGTATATGGATGTCTATAACGAAATCACTGGATTAAGATACGATATTTCGGGTGTAGAAAGTATTCAAATTACTAAATATGAGAAAGGAGACTACTACGATTTCCACTTTGATGGTAAAGGTTCACATAGGAATGTTGTCCATGAAAAAGTACGGAAAATCTCAATGACAATACAATTGAATGAAGATTATGAAGGAGGAGAGTTTCAGATTGCATGGTGTGATAAAGGACAACTTCATACTGAGACACTAGGAAAATCAAAAGGAAGTATTATCCTGTTCCCCAGCATTCTGGAACACTGCATAACTCCTGTAACTTCTGGAACTAGATACTCTCTGGTTGCATGGTTTATAGGAGAACCATTCAAATGAATAAATACGAGAAAGAAGTTCTGGCAAGTCAAATGAGAGTTGAAGCTAGAATTAAATACGAGAAATGGAGAAAAGAAAAAGCTAAAGATGGTTATCAATGCTATCTGGCCTATATGAAGAGTAGGGAAATATTATAAGGAGAGAAATGGAGATTAGTTTATTCAAATCGGCAATGGCTAAGAATAATTTGCCGATTGATACCGATGAGTTTTTTGAGAAAGTGAGGACAGGAACATGGAAGAGTGAAATTTCTGCACTCAGAAGTTGTTTAAAAGATAATGGGAAAGATGTTTATAATAAGAAGAAGAAACTGCTTAATGCAGTCACGCTTTCTGGTAATTTTAAAGGCAGGACAGAACTGGTCGAATACTCTGGTCTGATTCAGGGTGATATAGACTCAGTGGAGAATCCAGAAATACTCAGAGATGAACTGAGCCTCGATCCTCATGTTAGAGCAAGTTTCCTCTCTCCTTCTGGTCAGGGTGTTAAACTGGCAATTAAAGTCCCTCCAAATCCTGAACTCCATCGAGAATACTTTGCCTTTGCACAAGAATACTTCCTTGAAAAATACAACGTAATAATTGATACATCATGTAAAGATATTAACCGATTATTGTTTGTTTCCTATGATGAAGATATTAAAGGAAACGAAGAATGTACTCCGCTAGATATTCCTAAAGTAACTGAGCCTTTTTTTGATGCAACTAAAGTATTGAGTGATCCAAAAGTATCGGACTATGAGAAAGCTAAAGTTGCACTCCAGAATACTTCTCCAGAAAACTACGAAAATTG